GAATAAAATTTGTGGAACAAAGAATTATGAGTATTCGTTTTATTCTGATACTGATTCTTGTTATGTTACATTTGCACCACTTGTAGAAAAGTTCTATAAAGGTAAACCTCCAGAAAAGATTGTCGATATTCTTGATGAGATTTGTGAAAGCAAAATACAAGAAGTACTAAACAAAGTCTCTGAAGAGATGGCGACCTATACAAATGCTTTTGAAAATAAGATTTCTTTTAAACGAGAAGCAATCGCAGAAACAGGTGTATGGGTGGCAAAGAAAAGATATGCGTTGAATGTTTATAATAATGAGGGTGTTAAATACGCTGAACCTAAGTTAAAGGTTATGGGATTAGAAATTGTAAGGTCTTCTACTCCTGAACCGATTAGAGATGGTTTAAGAAAGGCAGTTAAACTAGCACTTACATCTGACGAACAAACTCTTCAAAACTATATCAGAGATTTTGAAGCGGAATATAGAAAGATGAAACCCGAACTCATATCTTTCCCTCGAGGCGTTAATGGCCTTAATAAATATACTGATAGAGCCGCCATATATAAACAGGCAACTCCGATGCATGTCAGAGGAGCTCTACTATATAATTTTCATATTGATCAAAATGGATTAGGTATGAAATATGAGAAGATTAAAGAAGGCGATAAGATTAAGTTCATCTATCTAAAGGAACCTAATACTATCGGTGAAAATTGTATAGCATTCAATACCGTTATACCTCCAGAATTGAATCTGACAAGATTCGCAGATTATGATACAATGTTCGAGAAATCATTCTTAGAACCAATGAATACAATTTTGGATGGAATCGGATGGTCTGCTAAACCCCAAGCAACATTAGAAGGATTATTCGGATGAAAAAATTATTAGTAACATTATTTGTAGCATTACTTGCTACAGGATCTCAAGCATGGGATCAACGTCAACCATTGCCACCTGAGCAATGTAAAGTACATAGCCCATTCGGTTTTGCAGATAGTGCTAAGAAATATACACCTATTTGCCGTCAAGCATATTTTGTAGCATATGATGCACCTGCAAAAATTCCAGCATATGTAGCATATACATTAGAGCCAAAGAATGCTCTTGGATGTGTTGCAAGAACAAATGCTTTTGCTGCAGATCAATCTGTTAAAGGCGGAGCTATTCCTGGCGACTATGCGGGCACAGGATATGATAAAGGTCACGTATCTCCAGATGGAGATTTGTCTTGGGATACGCAAGTAGAGTTTGAATCATTCCTTATGACAAATATGTTGCCACAGGCAGGATCATTAAATAGAGGTATTTGGAAACTATTGGAAACATCTGTACGCGGATGGGCAGTCCAATTAGATTCACAATTCACAATCTATGGCGGTGGTATCTATAATGACACAGACAAGAAAATTGGTTCGGGCGTAGTTGTTCCTCACGCATTTTATAAGATTGTAATTAATCGTAAAACAAATGAATATGCTGCATGGGAATTTCCTCATACTGCACCATACCCTAATTTAGGAAACGACTTAACTAAATTTAGAAAGCCAGTTGCTGATATCGTTAAAGACGCAAAGATTGCTTTTATAGTACCACCCGTTGGTAAAGAATTACAACCAGGCAAAGAATGGCCTGTTGACTTTGGTAAACTAACTAAAGATAAAAGAGCAAAATGTGGAGCATCCGCATCTGCAGATTGATCTTTTTAATAGACAAATACAGCGTTATACATTATAATATACTATATACATAAGGAGACACTATGTCATTACTTGATAAATTGAAGAAAAATTCGACGATCAAAGAAACGGAAGTTTTAAATAAATCAAAGTTCTTTCAAAAGAAAGATATGATTCAGACTTCTGTTCCTATGATTAATGTAGCGTTGTCGGGAAGTTTAGAAGGTGGCTTGACACCAGGCTTAACAGTTTTTGCTGGGCCTTCTAAACATTTCAAGACAGCCTTTTCATTATTACTTGCGAAAGCGTATTTGGAAAAATATGAAGATGCTATTTTATTATTTTACGATTCTGAGTTTGGTAGCCCTCAGTCTTATTTCGATAGTTTCGGGATTGACACCAAGCGGGTTTTACATACCCCTATAACAGATATTGAACAATTAAAGTTTGATATCATGAGTCAGATTAACAATATTGAGCGTGACGATCATGTTCTTATTTGTATTGACTCTGTAGGTAATCTTGCATCTAAGAAAGAAGTTGATGATGCACTTGAAGGTAAGTCTGTTGCGGACATGACGCGCGCTAAACAGATGAAGTCTTTGTTTAGGATGGTTACACCTCATTTGACAATCAAAGATATTCCAATGGTTGTTGTTAACCATACCTATTCAGAAATTGGTTTGTTTCCTAAACAGATTGTATCTGGCGGAACAGGCATTTATTATTCTGCAGACAACATCTTTATTATCGGTCGCCAACAAGAAAAAGATGGCACAGATGTAGTAGGATATAACTTTATTGTGAATGTAGAGAAATCTAGATTCGTAAGAGAAAAATCTAAGATCCCTGTTGAAGTAACATTCGAAGGCGGTATTAGTACTTGGTCTGGTCTATTGGATGTAGCAATTGAAGGTAAGTTTGTTGTCAAGCCATCCAATGGTTGGTATTCTAAAGTCGATATGAAGACAGGCGAAGTAGAAGAGAAAAAGTATCGTATTAAAGATACATATACAAAAGAATTCTGGATGCCAGTTCTTCAATCAAAAGCATTTAGAGAATATATCGAAGATCGCTATAAAGTAGCATCCATTGATATGGTCGGAACAGAAATGTCGGGTGTAGACATTGAAGAGGAATTTGAAAATGCCAGTGAAGTATGAGCCCTGGGCAATAACAGATAAAGAGCAACAGCATTGGGGTGTAAAAGTCCTAGAGGGTGAATTTGCAGGATTGACAATGTCATTTAATGATGTTAATATGTCCGATGAAAAGCCTGACCTTGCTCTTGATTATACTGTAATACAATTTCCAGAAGGCAAGGAACAGAAGGATGTGGAAACTCCCGCATTTGATGAAGTACTAAAAGGTATAATTATAGATATATTAGAAAAGGCAATTGAATACAATGAAAATCGAAACGGTGATTCTACAGAATCTAGCCAATGACGATGAATATATGAGAAAAGTAATCCCGTTCTTAAAGCGGGATTATTTTTTAGATAATAGTGATAAAATAATTTATGATAAGATAAAAGGTTTTATAGATCAGTATAATGCGATACCTAGCAGAGATGCTTTGGTTATTGCTGTTCAAAATGATAAAACCTTAAACGAAGATCAGTATAAAGAAGTCGCAGAATCAATACTGCAACTTGAGCCTACAGACCATAATAAAGATTGGTTGTATAAGGAAACAGAAAAGTTCTGTAAAGATAAAGCTATCTATAATGCGATCTTGTCATCTATCGCAATTATAGACGGAAGAGACAAAGCTCGAACAGAGGATGGAATTCCTCAATTATTACAAGAGGCTCTAGGAGTGTGCTTTGACAATAATGTTGGACATGATTACATAGATAGTTCGGATCAGCGATTTGAATTTTATCACAAGATTGAATCCCGTATACCGTTTGATCTAGATTATTTTAATAAAATTACAAACGGCGGTATGCCTAACAAGACATTGAATGTTTGTCTTGCAGGTACAGGTGTTGGTAAGTCTTTGTTTATGTGTCACGTTGCAGCATCTGTTCTAGCACAGAATAAGAATGTGTTGTATATCACTTTAGAGATGGCTGAAGAACGTATTGCGGAACGTATTGATGCGAATCTAATGAACATCACTATGGATCAGTTGAAAGAACTTCCAAAAGCAATCTTTGATAATCGTATTGAAAAGATTAAAGATAGAACACAGGGCAAGTTGATTATCAAAGAATATCCTACAGCAGGTGCGCACACAGGTCACTTTAAAGCATTGTTAAATGAATTGCAACTAAAGAGACAGTTTAAACCAGACATCATTATTATTGACTATCTAAATATTTGTGCATCATCTAGATTCAAGGGTGGCGCTAACATTAATTCTTATACTTT